GTATTCTAGCTATAGGATATTCGGTGGTAAGCTCTACGCCTACCCAGCGCCCCCTGCGGGCAATACATGGGTGTTTGAATATCAATCAACTTATTTCTGTAAATCCAGTTCTGGGGCCAATAAATCGGCATGGACTGCTGACACCGATGTTGGCGTTCTTGACGAGAATCTTATGGAATTGGGTGTTGTCTGGAGATTTAAGAAAAAGAACGGATTAGATTATTCTGAAGACTTCCGATCTTACGAACAGAAGCTGGCGAATGAAACGTCTCGCGCAGGCGGGAAAAGGGTTCTTGATATGACATCTGGAAGCAGTTCTATGAGCGGCGTCTATATCCCTGAAGGTAGCTGGTAATGGCTAATTCTGGGGTTGATCCAAATCGGCGGATTAGTTTCCGCAAGAAATTTGATTTCTAGTGTTAGACCTCGACCAACTCTCTGAAATAACTGATGACTTTGTAAGCCGTGGCGTTCGCGTTTTTCAGATACATCGCTTTGCTGGGAGTGAGTTCCACCACGTCAAGCGATTAGAGAGATGGGCGGAGATTCCTCACGGAGCGAGGGTTGCTGATTTAGGCTGCGGGGTTGGCGAGGTTTCCCGAATATTCAAAGAAATACGCCCCGACCTCTCTTTCTGTCTGGTCAACATAAGCGAGACGCAACTTCTCCACGCTGACCACACGATGCAGCAATATGCGTGCAGCTTCTTAAATGTTCCAGAGCCGGATGAATCATTTGACGCCGTTCTGTTCTGTTTTTCTATCGGCCACGAAGATCATGCCGTCGCAATGTCTGAAGCCAGGAGGCTTTTGCGGCCAGGAGGCATCCTGTTTATTTACGACATGGTAAGAAGTTTTGGCGATAACGAAATTATGGCGGATGTGAATTACGCTGTTTTGCCAAAAAAATATATGGAATCTGTCTCCGAGGGTTTTTGTTTGGACTATTACATGGAGCCGTTCGATAATGGTTCTTATGGAAAACAAATCTTAGGCGACGACTACAGCAAGTTTTTTGATGGTACTTTGCCCGCTATCTGGCGTTTTTTAAAGGAATAATGTTATGAATGAAGGCCCTACTGCGGAAGATATTGAACTGCTTTTAAGTACCCCTGAAGGGCGAAAAACATTAGAAGAGCTTAAAAGAATGCGAACAGACAGCGGCGGCGCTCAACCTATGACGGTAGACCCTGAATTTGTTCCTGATATACCTGATTCAATAGACGAAGTTGGTTATGACCCAAAGATTTTTTCTGATACATTTGATACAATAGACGAAGTTGGTTATGACCCAGATGTTGATCAAATTGATATTGGAGCTTCTCAGTACATCCCCGGCGTAAATGTGCCTATGGACCAGAGTATGACGCCTGAAAAAATGAAACGTCAAAGAATGTTGGCGCAGTTAATGGCAAACCAGCAAACTAGAATATCTTAAATACTAGGACGTACCATGCTCCAACCACTCTTAGACAACACCAGGAAAACTAAAACTGCACAGAGTGGTAGCATCCCCGCGCCTGTTCGCGGCTGGAACGCCCGCGACTCTCTTGCCAACATGCCTGAAGATTTTGCGGTAGAATTAGATAATATATTTCCAAACTTAACAAGCTGCGATCTAAGGTCAGGCTTTGCGTCTCATTCAACTGGGAATGGTTCAGGCGCGGTTGAAACACTGGTTGAATACGCTGGGCCATCAACACGCAAGCTGATATCTGCGGCTGGTTCTGTTATTTACGACTCTTCTGCCGCTGGAGGGTCTACCGCGATTGCGACGGGTAAATCTAACGCCAGATGGCAAACAACAATGTTTGGCACATCCGGCGGCAATTTTCTTTTTATGGTTAATGGTGAAGATGCGCCTATCTATTACAACGGCAGCGCATTCACCACGCCAAGTCTTGCGGGCGTCACGGCTACAAATATTGTACACGTTGCCGCCCATCAAAGACGTTTGTTCTTTGTCTTTAACGACAGCTTAGTGTTTGGTTACCTGCCGGTTGTTTCCATTGCGGGGACTGTTGCCACGTTTGACATTGGCGGTCTTTGCAGCAAGGGCGGTTACATCCAAGCTATTGGATCATGGACGAGAGATGGTGGCGCTGGTCCTGAAGACTTGTTTGTTGCCGTAACAAGCGAGGGGGAATGCGTAATATACGCCGGGAATGATCCGTCCTCGTCTACTGCTTGGAATCTTGTCGGCGTTTTTAATATTGGATCACCTATCGGGCGTAGATGTCTTGAAAAAGTAGGGTCTGATCTTACTGTTTTAACGCAAGATGGCGCTGTTTCTTTGTCCGTTTTCCTGCCTATCGATCAGGTAGCGGGGAGCAGCCGGGCGCTGTCTAACAATATCCAAAATCAATTTCTTGAATCTACGCGGGCTTATTCAGGCATTTTTGGATGGCAATCGCTTCATTATCCTCAAGGATCGTATTCGCTTTTTAACATTCCGATATCGACGACTATAGCTTACCAGTACGTCATCAACAGCCAAACAGGCGCTTGGTGCAAATTTACAGGCCAGAATGCAGCGTGTTGGTCGCTGTTTAATGACGATTTGTATTTTGGCGCGCAGGCTGGGGGCGTTATATACAAGGCTGACACTGGAACCAGTGATAACGACGCAGACATAGATTGGAAAATCAGACCCGCGTTTTCTTATTACGGATCGCGCGGAAATCAAAAGATTTTTACATTATGCAGGCCGCATTTTACGACAAACGGCGCTCCTGCGGTTGCTATTGATTTGAATCTGGATTTCTCAAATGTAAATCCGACTAATATACCAACAACCCCGGAATTGTCCGTTGCTTTATGGGATGTTTCAAAATGGGATGAATCTAGCTGGTCTGACGACGTGACGTCTGCCGCCTGGACGACAGTGGTTGGTATGGGAGAATGCGCCAGCCCTACAATTAGAGGCAATACAAACTCGATAACTTTGTCATTCACTGCTTACGATATGATTTGGCAGCAGGGAAGTGCTTTGTGATGGCTAAAAGGTCAATGAGAGACGCCCTGTTGAACCAGGATAAAAAGTACGACTACGGGATGATTTTGCCTTTCAAAACCCGGCGTGGCATGGATGACGATCAGCTATCGACTGATTACATGGAGGGCGACATAGGCCCAGCGGTGCCAAGTATTATTTCGGATATGTACAACAGTATGATCAAAAACGGTCAAATGATTCAAGGCGAGCGTAAAATAGACTCTAGTGAGGTGTTTAAGAACGCCCTAGACTTTGCACCATCTGGTGTTCTTGGCAGAATACCAGCAGGTTCTTTAGGAATGGGAGCTTTGACAAGAAGCCCTAGAAATGCTAAAATTAAAAATGAGGGAACAATCTCAACTGCGAATGAGGCACCCCCCTCTCCTGAACAATTAGCCGCTAGACGCTACATTCCTAACTCCCCACCAGAAACAAAAATAGACCCTAAAAGCGGAAAAGAATATCTCGCAAAAGTAGTTTCACCTGAAGGTGAGGCTGTTGCTAAGAAAGTAAAGGCTGCTCAAAAGGAAATTGATGCTGGGAATTATTCTCCTTATTACGATGTAAATAAAAGGTTTGACGCCGACTCAACTAAATACCCGGCTGTCTCAACGACAATTTTAGAAGCGGCTCCGAAAACGTCTAAATCTTTAGAAAAATATAACTTATTAGCAAATAACCCAGAAGCTCGCATTAGAATTGAAAAAGCGTTTTCTGAAGGGCAAAAGATATTAGATTCCGACCGTTGGTATCTTATGGGACAATTGGAAAAATCTTTTATTGACGAGCTTGGTGAAGAGGCAGGCAGAAAAGCATTTAAAGAAAAATTTGCTGAATCTATGGCCGCTACGACTGGGGGCGCAGACCCTACATCAAACCTGCGAATGGCGGCTTATGGAAATTATATTAGGGAAAATAATCTAGATTACCCCAAAGCATCTTATGATATGCCGTATCCTATTGGGGGCCGATACGCGATGGGAAATATAGATATGCACCGTAAATTAATGAACGCTGGCGAAATAGCCCCTAGCTCCAATCCCAAAAGGCACAATTTTGCACGGAATTTTCTTGGCGACAAGGGGCCAGCAACAATTGATGAGCAAATGAGCAATTTATTTGACCCTAAAATGAATCAACCTCCGGGACCATCTTACGGAACTTATGAGGCTTCAATTGCAGATATGGCGCAGAAGGCGGGTGTCAATCCTAGAGATTATCAAGATGTGGCGTGGGCCGGTGCTAAAAAACTGAAAAACGAGTCTAAAGGCAATAAGTATCCAGGCTCTAAACCTATGATTCAGATTGTAAATGAGGCTATTGAGAGAACTTCAAGAGTAACGGGGCAGACCCCAGACGAAGTTGTCAAGGATGCACTCATAAACAGCAATTCAGCGTTATATTCGTCAGGTAGTGTGACTTTGCCGATGGTTGAATCTTTGTTTGGCACCCCTCAACAAGAGGATATTTTTTGATGGCTAAAAATCCATGATTGACGCATTACGATGACTGAATTGGTCTGTGGGCGCGACGATGAATTAGCGGCGTGGGCCGAGGAGCATTTCCCTGATTGCGCCCCTCTTTCTCGACCGTTGACGGCAATTGGAGTGTCATCAAGTGATGGTGATATAATGGGGGTTGCCATTTTTCACAATTATCGTCAAACTGATATTGAAATCACTTTCATAACCGCGACCCCAAGATGGGCCACGCCGGGAAATATACGGGGGATATTAAATTACCCGTTTGTTCAACTGGGCGTTAAGCGGATGACAGCCATCACCAAGAAATCAAACAAAAAGGCCCGTAAATTTATGACGGGGCTTGGTTTTGTTCTGGAGGGTGTTCACCCCTACGGAGCCAAAGATTGCACGACGGCCTGCACTTACGGCTTATATCCCGAAAATGCAAAAAAATGGTTAAATTAAATGGGCAAATCAGCACCAGCGGTTCCGACCCCACCTGATCCTTTTGACACTGCCAAAGCGCAGGGGGCTATGAACAAAGAAACAGCTATCGCCCAGGCGAAGCTGAATATGGTCGATGAATATACGCCCTACGGGTCGTCTGTTTACACCGAAAAGGGAACCCCAGGGGACGACGGCATACAGCAGTATGCGAGAACGACGTCTCTCGACCCGGCCCAGCAGTCTATTGTTGACAAACAGAATGCTGTTACGAATGCTCTTAATGATACGGCTGTCTCTCAAGTTGGTCGTGTTGGCGAAGCACTTTCTACTCCGTTCAGCTATGAGGGAATAGTTGGGTCCGGCACCACTACTGGCGCACAAACTGCCGCAGATCGAACGTCTGAGATTGCTGGCTCTGATTATACTTATGCAGGCCAACCAGCGGCACCTTCTTCTGCTGGCATAAGAGACGCAGCCACAACTGCGGCTGGATCAATAGGGACTCCATTTAGTTTAGGCGGAACAGCTCCGACAATAGGTGGAATATCAAGCGCTGCTGACGCTGCCCAAGCGGGGATGGCTGAAGATTTTAATTACAGCGGACTTCCTGGCTCATTCGACACAACTGGGGCGCAAAGCGCCGTTCAGACGGCCACAGACGCCTACGGAACGCCCCTTAACTATTCCGGCGCACCTGCGGCACCCGAGGCCGACGCAGCGGCGCGTCAGCAGGTCATTGATTCGGTTTACCAGCAACAGACGTCCCGCCTTGATCCTCGATTTGAGGGCGAGCAGCGGGCAATGGAAACCAAACTTGCTAATTCTGGAATTAGCAGAGGCAGCCAAGCGTTTTCTGGTTCGATGGACGACTTTTATCGGGGCAAAAATGACGCCTATCAAAGCGCACAAAATGCGGCAATCCAAGCCGGTGGTGCAGAACAATCTCGCCTTTTCGGGTTAGGAACGTCTGCGCGACAAAATGCAATCGCGGAACAGAACTATTTACGCAGTCGTCCAGGCGCTGAACAAGGCCAACTTTTAGGTTATCAAGGTCAGCTTTCGGGTCTTCAGGGGCAGGCAAGAGACGACGCAGCGCAAGAGCGTTTGACCGAGCGCGGCATACCTATCCAAGAAGCCGGGCAACTTCAGGCGTTAAGAGGGGCCGAGTTCGACGCCTCTTCAGCGGCGCGGGACAGGTCTGTGCAGGAGCAATTGCTACAAAGAGGGATGCCAGCGCAAGAGCAGGCTCAAATCCAGCAGATGCAGCAGTCTGCGTTTGATGCCCAAGGATCAGAACGGGATCGCTCTATTCAGGAGGCGCTTAGTCAAAGGGCTATTCCCCTTGCCGAGCAGCAGCAGGCTTTCAATATGCAGCAAGGGCTGTTTGGGTTGGATCAATCTGCGCGGCAGCGTGCTATTGAAGAATCGGCTTATCTGCGTAATTTGCCTCTCAATGAAACGTCTGCGCTTATGTCTGGCAACCAAATTAACAATCCGCAGTTTGGTGCGGCGCCTCAAACTGGGATAGCCAACACTGATTATTCCGGGCTGGTATCGAATAACTACGCGGCCCAGGTCAGCGCGGCTAACGCACGGAGCGCAGCGCAAAGCGCCAACACCGGGGCCATGATCGGTGGCGTTGCCACTGTAGCGGCGGCGGCGTTCTGATGAAGAAGGTTGTCCAATTCTCTGGTGGAAAAGACAGCATAGTCTGCCTTCATCTTTTCAAGGATGTCGAAGATATTCAGGCTTTGTATACGAATACAGGAGGTGCGTTCCCCCACGTCGAGGATTTCGTATCGGAAACCTGTGAAGAATTCGGCGTCCCTTTGATTATAGCGCGGCCCGAAAAAAACGTTATGGATTGGCAGGAAACCAATGGATTGGCGGCTGATATTGTACCGTGGGACTCGACGCCATTCATGCAAACGATGTCCAAAGCCGATTTTGGTGCCACGCTTATCCCATACGCCACTTGTTGCGCGGAGAATATCTGGAACCCGATGAATCAGGCGTTGCTTGATAATGACATAAAATACGTCATTCGGGGGTCGAAGGAATGCGACTCAAAGGTCGGCGTGCCTGATGGATATGTTGACGGTAACGGCATTTATTACCATTCGCCGCTTTGGGACTGGACGGATCGGGATGTTTTTGAATACATCTCGGACCACCAGATAAGCCTCCCCGACCATTATTCCACCAGCGGCGACAGCGACAGTCTGGATTGCTGGTGTTGCACTGCGTATATGGGCAAGACCGGAGCGGCGCGGGTGTCGTACACAAAAGACCAATATCCGGAATTATACGACTCCCTGGCTCCCAACCTCGCGCTTGTTAATGCCGCCGTTTCCAACGCTGTTAAATATTATGCGGAGGGGTTCTGAGATGGCTTATAAAGATGTCGCGATGACGCGCAAAGAGATGGCAGAGACACTGACAGGGGAAGCGCGAAAGATGAAGCGGCAGACCGCAGGCTCTCAAGAAATCCCCGGTTATGGAGATGTCTTTGCTCCGATCAATAAGGCTTTCAGGAAAAAAGAAGCGGAAGACAGAGCAATGAAAGAGCGCAAACAAAAGTTGCGTGACGCGCAGTTTGAAGCTGCTGACTGGAGGATGTGATGGCTTTACGCTTTAATCCAATTGACTTCTACAGGAAGGCCGGGAAAACGCTATCTGTTGCGGCTCCGAAAATAAGACGCACGCCAGTCAATACGGCACAGCTTAGTCCCGTTGGTCATGCGTTTGACAAACTTTCCGGCCCGATTGCCGATTATATTACGGGAGAGAGGGAGAAGAAAAGAGCGGCAGCGGCGCGAGTGGAAATGAAGGATGTTCTGTCAGCCTATTATAATCGTGGCGGGGAGAGGGCAAAAGATGTTGTCCTGAATGCGCCGATGGACATGGACGAAACGTCTGACGATGTAGATCGCGATGCTGACATCGCATTTAATAAAACGGGCGGCATCGAAGCTGTGAATGCTATGGACCCGTCTGTGTCATTAGAAGCTCAGGATATGCGGGTTGCCCTTATGGGGGATGCATCTCGTCAGAGGCAGGCAAGGGAAGAGCGTGACGAGACCCGGAGATACCAAGAAGGTCGGGCAGAGATTAATGCTCAACGAGCAGAAGATTTGAAGGCTTCGCCGGGATGGAAAGCCCCCGGTGCAACCTATTCGCCTGTTTTCGACGGAAAAAGAGTAGTAGCGCAAAAAGACAACCTGACTGGGAAAATATTAAAAGACCCCGCTGTTCAAAAGAGGTATCTAGTTATTCCTGGGCTTGGCGTATTGGACCTGTTAACTAACAAAATTATTACTCCACAAAACGCAAGTCTACCCTCCTCAAACACTGGACCAAATCCTCAAAAACCCCCAGCTACAAATATCCCGGCTCCACCTCCAAGTAATTTTGATGGTCTTTCGGCCAAAGGAGAAGAGGACTTAAAACAGAAAGAGTACGAACAGGCGAATCAGGAAATAGCAAAGCTACGCGGGGGTCTGGGTGAAGCTAAAAATCTGTCGCTTAGTGCAACTCGTTTCGGTGTATTGATGGCGGAGCAGAACACGGGGGGGATTTTCCGACAATTGCCCGGCTCTGGGACTCTTGAGGGGGCGTTCTCCCCCGCAATTAAAGAAATGACTGCGATTGTTGATAGAATCACCCCGCTGATGAGGCAGGGGTTGCCAGGGGCTGCCAGCGAGCGGGACACCAAGATGTTTAGGGGAGCTGCGTTCGGCACCGACAAAGACCCACAGACGAATAAAAATCTTATTTTAGGCTTTCAGATGCACTACCAGAATAATGTAGAGCAAGTCGAATTCTTGGAGGCTTTCGTGAGCGCGCATGGTCATCTGCGAGGATCAACAATAGCTTGGAGAGAATACCTCGAAGCAAACCCCATTTATGACGCCAAATCTACTCCTCAAATTCTTCAGCTAAATCCGTCTCGCCAATCGTGGAAAGAACATTTCGGAAAAGGTGCTGGGGGTAATTCCGTAAAAGGACCAACGCTAAACGAAATCCTTGTGGAACTCAATATAAGGAAGGAGCGGGGGAATTAGCATGGCCGATCTTTCCCAATTTACAACCGCTGAATTACTTGCTTTAGCAGCGGAAAAAAAAGCCAAAAGTAGTTTATCGACTTTGTCCAATGAAGAATTAGAATCTTTAAAAAAAGAAAAATCTGCCAACAAAATACAAGAATACGTTTCTCGCGCCAAGGACGGTCTATCAACAAAGTCGGCAGGAAAACACTACGACACGCTTGCTGGGCCGGGGTTTGAACTGCCTTATGTAGTAGGCGTTGCTGGCGCTACAGCCGAAGGCGCTTTACTTGGAGGTGCAGACGAAGTTGGCGCGTCGGTTGATTCGTTGAGGGGCCGCGCCCCCTATAATGACGCGTTAGCCATCCGCCGCGATCAAAGGAAGCAGTTTGCAAAAGAAAACCCCGTTGTTTCAACGGTTGCCGAAATAGGCGGCGCAGTTCCGACAATGGCACTGCCGTTCATGTCCGGCCCAAGGGGTGCAAGTCTGTTGGGGCGTGTCGTGAGAGGGGCAGGTACTGCTGGCGTGGAGGGTGCTGTTTATGGGTTCAATCAGGGAGAAGGCGGTGTAAGAAACAGGGGCATGAATGCAGCTCTTACAGCCGGCATCTCTGCCCCGCTGGGGGCGCTAGCTCCGGCGGCGGGTGCCGGAATTAAGAATTTAGCCAGTAGCCTTTTGACTAGAAGAGCGGCGAATCGTCTGGGCATGAGCAGGCCATCGTATAGAAAACTGAAGACTGCCCTCGACGCAGACCAAGCTCTCGACGGCTCTGGTGCTGCAAATATAGAAAGGGCTGGTCCGAGGGCAATGGTGGCGGACGCTGGGCCGTCAACCGCCCAAGCCCTAGACTCAGTTGCGAACAGGTTTGGTCCCAGCGGTAGGATCGCGCTGGAGGCCGTGGAAGAACGGGCTGCCAGTTCTGGGCGGGCGCTTGACGACCGTATGAATCAAGTTTTGGGACAGCCGAGAGGGCCAAGGGCGACTGCCCGCGACATTTCCCAGCAGACGGCTCCGGCCCGCGCAGAGGCGTATGAGCGCGCATACGCACAGCCGATTGATTATTCATCTGCGGCTGGGCGTGCTATTGAAAACACTCTTGAGAGGATTCCGCCTAAAGTATTGCGGGCCGCTGTTGAGGAGGCAAACGAGTCCATGCTTGCGGCTGGGGCCAAGAATCAGCAGATCAGATTTATGGTGGTGGGAGATTCTTTTAGAATAACTGAAATGCCCAACGTTCAGCAGCTCGATGAGATTAAGCGCGCTCTTGGAACGATTGGCTCAGAAGTTGACAACCTTGGTCGGCCCACGGCGGGCGCTAATCGAGCCAAGAAACTTGCCCGCGCATTAAAAACAGCCACCGGAGACGCTGTCCCTGATTATCTAACGGCTGTCCGTCTGGGCGGCGATAAGATCGAAAGGGACAACGCGCTGCGTCTTGGCCGGGAGATGCTGTCGGATCGAACGACCCGCGAGATTGTCGAAGAAGGCATCGAGGACATGGGCGACAACGCGGAGGCTCGTGACGCTCTCAAGGTTGGAATTCGCGGGTTCATTGATGATGCCCTTGCCAATATCAAGACGGCTATGACTGACGGCAACATGGATGCGCGGGAGGCTGCCAAGGCCGTTAGAATGTTATCCAGCAGGGCCAACAAAGAGAAGCTCATCAGGGCATTAGGATTAAAAGACGCCTCGATTTTGAGCAAAGAGTTGGACGAGGCGGCGGCGTCTCTTGGAATAAGGGCTGGGATTGCCCAGAATTCAAAGACTCATATCAGAAAGATGATGGACGAGATAGACATCGAGCAAACGCAGGAGGGGTTTCTCAATAAGGCCCGTGCAGGCAGGCCGCTTGATGCCCCAAGAGAATTATGGTCAACCACTATGGGACGATCTCCCCAAAGAATCCGGGAAATAGGGGATAGGGGAGCCGAAGAAATGGCCGTTGCTTTGACTGGTCGGCGTGGCGCTGACGCCATGAAATTTGTGAATGAAATAAGCGAGGCATCAAAATCAATAGGCCCGACGGCGGAAAAGGCTAGGTTGTTGGCGGAAATGATGGCCCGCAGAAACGCCGCACTTGTGGCTCCAATTAGAAATCGCTTTGAGGAATAGATAAATGGCCCGGAATGGTTCAGGAAGCTACAGCAATCCCTACCCCAATTTTGTCAGCGGGACGGTTATATCGTCTGCACAAGTTGACGCAAACAACAGCGACGTCGCGACAGCTCTAACGCAGTCTATTGCGGTTGATGGGCAAACCACGGTAACCGCCAATCTCCCGATGAACGCCAAGAAGTTTACTGGGCTGGCGGTTGGCACAGCAGCGACCGACAGTCTAAGTCTGAAACAAGCCCAGGCTGAAGCGTTTGTCTGGTGCGGCACAGCCGGTGGCTCTGCAAATGCCATCACGTTGTCCCCTAGCCCCGCGATCACGGCCTACGCAGCCGGGCAGCGGTTTGTATGGATGGCAAGCTCTACAGTCAACACAGGGGCCACTACAGTAGCCATCTCTGGCCTCTCGACGATTGCCCTACAGGACAACGGAGCGGCCCTTGTCGCGGGCAACCATGCGGCCAGCAAGATGTTTATGGGCATCCTCAATACGACCAGCACGATGCAGATAATGCAGGTTCAGATCAGCGGCACTGATCCGCTAATTGTTTCCAGCTTGACGGTTTCTGGAACCAGCGTATTAACCGGCGTCACGACGCATGGAGATGATGTTGTCAGCGACACTGACAGCACTGACGATTTAGGCACCACCAGCGTTAGATGGGCCAACCTGTTTGTTGATGGCATCACTGCCACTGATCAGATTACAGCTACGGGCTTTACTGGTACGCTAGACGGTATATTAGGCTCGGGTGCGGCAGCGGCGGCGACAGTAACGACACTCACCGCAAGCGGGATTGTGTCGGTTGACGACACTACGACTAGCACGTCAGGCACAACAGGCAGTATTCACACAGATGGTGGCTTGGGTGTAGCTGGAACTGCATTTGTCGGAGGCACAGCCAAGATAGTAGGCGTCACCACGCATGGCGGAAATGTAGTTTCTGACACTGACAGCACAGATGATCTAGGCACAACTGGCGTCCGCTGGGCTAACTTGTTTGTAGACGGAATAACAGCCACTGACCAGATTACAGCCACGGGTTTCACTGGTACCCTAGATGGCATATTGGGTTCTGGCACTCCTGCGGCTGCAACTGTGACTCAGTTAACATCCGGTGGTGTAATTGTTTCTGACACTGATAGTACAGACGATCTTGGAACAACCGGGGTCCGCTGGGCTAACTTGTTTGTTGATGCAGTTACAGCCACGGATCAAATCACAGCTACAGGTTTTACCGGAACTCTGGACGGCGTTTTAGGCTCTGGCACTCCTGCTGCGGCAACGGTTACTCAACTAACCTCTGGTGGCGTGATTGTCAGTGACACTGATAGTACAGACGATCTTGGAACAACAGGTGTTCGCTGGGCTAATCTTTTTGTAGATGCTATTACTGCTACTGACCAGATTACAGCCACTGGTTTTACTGGCACCCTTGACGGAATACTTGGCTCTGGCGCTGCTGCCGCTGCGAGTGTAACAACCCTTGGTTCGACCGCAGCAATTACGGGCGGCACCATCGTCCTGGCCGCTACGGACACCGACACATCAAACACAGGCAGCGTAACGATTGACTTCTCCGCTCATCAGAACTTCGTGCTTACTCTCACGGGCAACGTGGCCTTGGCTAATCCCTCAACAGAAGCTGTAGGCCAATCCGGGGTGTTCGTATTTATCCAAGACGGTACGGGATCAAGAACGCTCAGTTTAGGGACGGACTATGAAAGCCCTGCTTCTGGTGGGATTACACTAAGCACAGCAGCAGCCGCCGTTGACGTAGTTCCTTACTTTGTGAAAGCGTCCGGCAGTATTCAACTCGGCGCACCACAGTTGGCGTTCGGCTAATGACAATGTTTGGATCACAGTGGCTGGCTAATGCTGGGTCTACTTACGAGATTGAGCAATCTATTCGTTTCAATGATAACGATTCTGCCTACATGCACAGAACTCCAAGTTCTGCGGGGAATCAGAAGACCAATACAATTAGTTGTTGGGTTAAAAGAGGTAATCTTGGAACAGGTGAAAGTATAGCAATGTTCAGTGCAGCCGGTGGTGACTACGGTCTGACATGGTATATTGATAGTTCAGAAACCGATTTTAGTCGTGAACGCTTGGAACTATCAGATGGTTCGTCCGCTCTTTGGCGAGCAAATAGCGTTAGGCTCCGAGACCCAGCGAGTTGGTATCATTTTGTTTTTGCAATGGATACGACCCAAGGCACTCAATCCAACAGAATGAAAGTTTATATTAACGGCGAATT